GTCTCAAGTCTTGCTTGCTCTGTTTGATAGATCACTGGATCTTCGCTCATCTGTCATCTCCTAAATCTACTGTTTCGTGTTTTTCTTCCCATTCAAGACGGCGTAATCTACGTAACTGATTGATTATATCAGCCATCTTTTCAAGGTCTTCTTTATCATTGCTGTTTTCTAGTTGCTTTAGTTTCTGTTCTAAAATTCTAATTTGCTGTGAATAAGCCATGTTAGTTCTCCAGATTTTTAGACATGATATCGTCAGTATCTTCTACCTCTTCAATATATGTCTCATCTTTATTTTCTTCTGTGCTAAACAGTTCATCAAACATAGTGATCGCATTGACTGTTTTCTTACCACTAAATCCTTGACTTCCTGATTTCATCTGCATCCAGAATCTATCATACTTATCAATAAGATTTAAACTCTTTTCTCTATCTTTTAATGCGAACACAGCCTCGACGATATCTCCAAATCTAATACGATCAAATACTTCATTCATGACCATGTTAGGAACTATTCCCTGATCATATCTACGGTTAGCTTCTTGAACCGCTGTGATATGCTGATATACGTTATGTGCTTGCAACAATGTATAACTCAATGTATCCCAACTAGTCTTTGTTTCTTTACCATGAGCACCGATAAATCCTTGACCACGATAGCATAAGTCTTTGATCATCATACGATCAGTTACAGGACTATCTTGGAAGGTCTTGTGTATACCATCCTGCAATACAGCAACACTGAATTTCCGATTATCATTTGCATAATCTTTGTTTTCAGCCGTTTTTTCCATGCTGTATGACCATTTACTATCGTGTTCGATATTATTTTGAAAATACGCTAGACCTTTAGCCGCACTAAAGAATGGGCTTGCGCAGTCAAAAGTGATCTGCAAGTTTGGATTGTGATGCTTGCGAATCGCTCGTTGAATATCGCTGAACAATACGGCATACTCTAAGATACTAGTACCAAGACAGTGAATCAAGTCATGCTTACCTGGCTCAAGTAATCCATCATGTATCATGATAACAAGGCGACGTAACATCAAATGAATGTCGATCTTGTTCTGACCACCGAACGCCCAGCCATTGAAGTGATTGTCTGGATAGATTTTAGGATCACAGTATTTCTTCATCTCTTCATACCACTTATCGCTTTGTGTATGATTCAAACCCTGTAGTACGTTTAAGAATTTACAACTACCATCACGGTTGTTGATGAAATATTCGTTATTGATATGCGTAGCCTTGACCGCGTCTTCAATAGTGCGAATACCATGCTTATCAAGTAGATGCTGATTACGAATAGTCTGTGATGGTACGTCAAGACACATACCATAGTCCATGTATGTATCCATCCATTTGAGAACAAGTTGACGTTGCTTCATTGCTTTGGGACAGTTGGGATCTTTCCAGTCTGCGGGCCACTGACCCTTCATGATCTGGAATCCACCTGAGTCACCTAGCATGAATGTACCTTCTTCACGCTTACGAATGATACTCTCTGATGGGTCATCAACAGTAGTATCTAAGTTTGCATGACCTGCACTGTACAATGCCCACTTGTATGTGTAGAGTCCTTTTTTACTGTTTAATAGATTCAAACACTCTACGTCACCATTGAATCCTGCAGGGATACGCTCGTCGGGGAAATACTTTTCACCTTCACGCTGTTTACCTAGCCCCGTAATGAAGAAACTAGACATTGCAGGTAAGAACAATGCCCATTCAGGGTTGTGATTGTTTGATAGATTCATCTTGCACCAATTTAATTATAATTTCAAGTTTTTCTTTAGCGTCTCTTACTGCTGGATACTCTTTAGCGAGTTTTTCAATCTTCTCGTCTTCAATCATCTTCTTTTTAGCCCATTCAAGTACTGATTGGAGTTGAGGGTCAGAACTTAATTGTACTGTATTGTCGATGCGCATCCATCCGCCATTGTATGAACTATTGTTGTTATCACAAACTTCAAAACATTTAGTAGCACCGTTCCAGCGAACCTGTCCAGTAATGCTTGGCAGACTGTAACTATTATCAGTCTGCCAAACTAAAGGATAACTTGATGACTGTATCTTAATCATTTTGCCTGTGCTGGAAGAAGATAACGATAAGTCGCACAAAGACCCTTGACTGTGATCTCAGTAGCACCTGCATCGCTGATGCGAACTGTCTTGTCACCGGGAAGATCCATGATGCTCATGAATACCTTGACAGGCCATGCCCATGCGCGGCTCAATGTACCTTTTGTATCGGGTTGAAACACAAAGTTACCGCTGTGTGTTGAAGGATCACCGAAATAGATTTTTAGATCGCCCTTGTCAGTCTTAGTAGTGAAGTGAATCTCTTCGCTGTTAGCCTGAGCCTGCTTCTTCAATCGCATGATACCTGCAACAGTAGGTTCAAATTCAACGTTCCAAGTTGCACCTTTGAACTTTACATCCTTGACCTTCTCTTCGATGATAGCTTTGCTCATCAGTCGATAGTCATTGACGAAATCTCCTGCCTTAGTCTCAAAGTGAATGCTAGTAGGCACATCATCTTTGTTACGTGCTACGTTAACTACAGCGTGTTCATCGTAATCATCGAATCCAAGAATAGTCTTTAGCTTGCCTAGATTAGGCATACCGAACGTACCGACAAACTCTGCTTGCGGACTATCAAAAGTACCTTCAACAATAACACTCTTGTCCTCTGCGATTGCTGAGATGATAGTCTGCTTGTCAGTGCCTACGACCTTGACGAGTTCGATGACTCCCAAGCCATATGTATGTTGAATCAAATCCTGTAAATTGTCTTTCATGTGTTTCCTCTCATAGTGTATTTAGGTGTGATCATTGTGTATAATAATGGATTTTATTGCAAAAGTCAAATTTTTGTTAACCAAAACTAAACAAATCATCAAAAGTTGAATTAGTGTCTGTGTTCGCTTCTAGGTCCCAATTCAAAACTCCTAGAAGATTTTCGATCTTTTTATCGACCAAAGTCTTTTCCATAGCGGCATCGTCGAATGGTAACTCAGTGAACCATTTCGGCAATCGTAACTCATCAGTAGGATATGCTATACTTGTGAAGCCTATAGGATTGCTTTTTAGTTTACATACGATGACTTTCATACCATCTACCATCTTCATCGAATAGTTGTCCCCATTGACTTTGCGCAAGTAGTTCCAGTTCAATGCCGCACGAACGTGACCGGGCATGTTCGCTCTACCTGTCTTGCTGTTCGCTTCTAAGTCTCCATACATAGTCAAGTTATTGACAGATTTGGGACTACCTTTAGTCCAACTGTCTTGCTTGCCCAATTGCACTTTGAATTCTTTGATGCGTTCTATGACATCATCACGGCCTTTACCTGCAAGGACCATCTCTAGTACTTCGAACAAAAAGTCCTGCACATACTTAGGAGTATCTGCACGTTTCAAGTCAAGACCCATTGCTTTGATCTTTCCTTGCTTCCCGTCTTTGTCTAGTCGTTTGCCTTCTTTGTCATAGATGTTGATAGCGTAACGCTTCTTTGTGATGAAGAGGCTGCGATCACCGATCAGTTCACGACCTCCCTTGATCACTGACAATTTTCTAGGCACATGAAATGCACGTTCCATGAAGCCCGGAAAACTATCGTTGACTTGATCTGCTACATTGTCATAGAGTTGTACTGCGATGTCTTTATTCCATTGTATCGGATCGACTCTGGCTTCGGCCTGTAATAGAGGATAAGCTGAGAAATAACAACTGTCAGTATCACCATAAACAATACTGTCACCAGTATGGTCGTAAGTGCCAGCCATAATCTCATTAATGTACGCCGACATGTGCTTGACAATCTGTCTACCCGATAGTGTAACGCTCTGACCAATTCTTTTATCATAGAATCTACAATGTTCGTTTAAGAGTGCACCATATGCACTATTTAACAGAATCTTGCGAACCAACTGACGCTTGTCCCAATATTCGATATCTTCTTTAGTCTTGCTTTCTTTTAATTTCTTCTGCATGTCTTTACGATCACTATACCAGCGTGTGAGCAATCCGGGGATCACGCCTTCAACATCTGATCTAAAGATCGTACCATTAGCACTCAAGATATATGGATTGTGTTTATCAAATACTAACTTCCATACTTCAGCCGCACTCATCTCAATACTCTCACCGCTCTCAAAATCGACTGTGAGCATAGTACCGCGTTCTTGATTCATGACTGCTTCGTATTCAAGACTGCCGAACAAACCTTCCCACAATAACGAACTCATCTCGATTTCGTCATCTTCGTCGTAACGCTTCTTTTCGCTAGCAAGTTTTCTTGCCTTCTCTGTGAGATAATTCTCAGTCAATACAGGACGCAACTGCGCTACTATAGTCTCTGGAGCCATATTCAATGAACGAATAGCACTAGGATACAGACTGTTGATATCGATAGCAGCCACATATTCATGAATGCCTTTCTTAGGTACAGCGACATATGCGCCGGCTGCTGCCATATCACCATCGCTACTATTCTTTTTCTTGTCGGGAACCATGAGTCCACGTGCATGTGCTTCATTCATGATAGCCATCTCAATCATAGCAACTGAACCCATGACTGTTGGCAATAATACGGTATTCTCATGTGCTAGCGCATTTGCTAGGTCGAGGAACTTGAGTTTGTTGTGGATCTTGACAAGCAACATTGTATCTTGACGATTATATTCTAAGAACTTTTTGAAGTCCTTGTTATATAATTGATCCAATGTACCTTCATATTGTGTCTTGTTCTCACCAACTTCCATCTCACCGATGAAGTCTAGTTTATAGCTGTGGCGACTTTCATAATTGTACTTCTTATACAACTGTAGATAGTCCATGTGAATGCGACCCACAAGATCGAACGTAGTCTCTTCTTTACCGAAACGCTCATATGTTCTCGCTTTAGGCATCTGACCAAGCAGACAAAACTTGCGTGTATCGTCTTTGCTCATGACCCTAGTCACACGATTGACCATGTAGGGAATATCGTATCCTTCTGAGTTCCAGCCAGTCAACACATCAGCATCTTTGATCAATTCAAAGAATGTCTCAAACATCTCAATCTCTGACCTGAACAATATAGTGTTAGGCATGTCTTTGATCAAGTCTTGCGCTGTCTCATCGCTCATGTGTTTGGGAGGCATACTGAGCGTGATCAATGTATCTTGCCAATCTAAGTACAATGAGATAGCAGTCACCGGATTGAAAGGATCACTTGTTGGACTGAATCCTTTCTCTGGATCGAAATCTACCTCAATGTCAAAGAAACATGTATGGAGTTTTGGAGGCTCCGCCCCCAGATAATTCTCTGAGAGGCAACGGAACACCACGTTGATGTCCGATTCATACAGTTTCTTATTGCTGTGGATACGCTTTTCTTTCTCAAACTCAGTACGCTTTCTTGTGCTGAAACGTGACAATGGCTCGCCATAGATACTGCGATACTTACCTTTGTTATCACCGTAATAGAATGTATAGTTGGCAGGAATTTCATTGTAGGTTCTTTTGCCGTCAGGCTGTCGTTCTACGATAAAGATCCTATCACTATCTCTGTCATGTATTGCGTCAACGTAGCTCATAATTTATCTTTAATTTTATTGAAAATTTTACCAGCCGATATTCTATGACTGACTAAACCCGGATGTTTATTATCCATAGCTTTATCTTCGACAATTAAACCAATATCTTTTACAAAATTATTTAGGTCTAACATTTCAGGTTTGTCTTTTTTTGCCTTAGTCGGGATATTTAAAAATGAGCAGTGCTTGATGTTTTTAGACATCAAGAATTTCTCACAATGATGTATGGCTAGCCAATTATTCCATATGTTTTGTTCTTCATAATTTTCATTATACTGAGTATCCAATACTAAGTTCTTATAATCAGTAGTATCTGGTTTTACTATTTTACCATTGCCTTTCATATCAGTTATTTGATACATGTCAAATCTAGTAAAATATGAAAATGCTAGAATGACAAAATCATCCTCCTTAAATTCTGTACCTAATACTGTCATCAATATCTGAAAATTACCAGAACCAGGGCATGATAAATTTAAGCATTCGTAGTCTAGCTTGTTAGCTACTAATTTAGGCCATGCTAGATTGCTAGGCGTAAGCCCCGGATGTGAAGGTTCTACAAAACAATCCGGCAGCCCATGCCCATATGTATAAGAGCATCCGAACACTACCAATCTAGGCACTAAGCAACCTCACTAGTCCAACAGTATCGATCATAGTCAATAATACATAATTAGCAAGCATACCGAAACTCTTTCGGGTATATGCTGCCCATGCATACATAGCACAGCCTGCTATCCATAACATGTATAGCATCAGCAATGGCGGATTAGGTACGGTCAGTGCCATTATTAATGAGCAGCCTATGCTGATCAACCATGCTATGACCTCGATAACAAAACGGAATCGATTGGACCTGTAATCCTCACGGATCCAATCGAATATACCATCAAAAATATCATTCACAATGTTTTCCCGACAGTCTCCAAGATCGTGTTGAGTTCTTCGTTCTCTTTGTTAGTCTCGCCGAGACGGCTCTTATATGCTACTCGCACTGCTTTCTTGAGGATGCTTGGCTTGATCTCAAGTTCTTCTGCGATTGCTTTGATAGTGTCATTGAGACCTTCATTAAGTGTCTCAACTTCATGCATGACTGCCATGCCTTCATTTACCAATTGGGTAAGTTTAAGTTTTGCTTCATTATTAAATGTACGTTCTGACATTAGATTACTCCTCTATGTGATTAGTTAGTATACTACAGTGTTGTAAATAAGTCAAACTTTTTGCGTCCAAAGTTTACTGATATTTTAGTTTTAGGAACGTAAACTCTTCTTCGGACATCGCAATAATGACATCCTCGCCTGAAGTGATTTTGACTGTATAACCTTTGTCTATCAATCGTTCTAGCATCTTGTTTCTGATCTCGGAAGGTCTTGTCTTAGCATATGCACTGAGCAAATATTCATATATGGAATTATCCGGATCTACTGTTTCATACACCCACTTCCACAACCATGTATTTTTATTCAGGCTTACAAGCATCTAAAATCAGTTTCTTCACGACCTTTTCGATACCTGGATTGATATGATAGGCATGTTGTACTACATTCTTTCGGATATAGTTACGCATATGATCTGTACATTCGTTACTACGATCCTCGATCCAACTGACATTCTTTCTAGTACACCAATCAATAAATGTTTGCTTGTTGTTTAACAAGAATGGTCTATGTACATTCTTGCGTGTGTCAGGAATCACTTTGGGTGTACCATGCATCGTTGACCAGATATATGTTTCGATACAATCGTTGAGATGATGCCCGGTCACAACATAGTCAAACTTTTCAAAGAAACGATAACGTTCATTACGCCAGTGTTCTTCCCAACTATGCTCTTTAGGTTTCTCATTTTTGATATAACCGATGTGAAACGGAATTTTTCTTTCGTCACAAAAATCCCATACAAAGTCATAAGCATTGTCGCTATTATCTGTTCCGTGATGGAAGAATGCTACTTCGATATCGTGATTGTTGCTAAGGAAATCCGTGATAGCAACGCTATCCACACCACCGCTCAATGCGATAGTGAGTTTCCGTGGAAGTTTGTGTAGCAATTGAATCATACCCGTTATTATATATTACTATCTAGGGGTATGCAAATTTATTGGAATCCGTACAGTTTACGATAACACTCATCCATTTTCTTGTCAGTTGTTACCCAATCTTTAATATCGTCGGGTGCAGACAAGAATATGTTTTTACCAAATAATCGGCTGATGTTTTCTGCTAGAACTTTATTATTTTCTTCTAATAGATGGCATTCTCTGCATTCTACTTTACCTGATCCTATGATTTCTGAAAAAGATAATAGTTTGCCATTAATATTGACACGCTCATTGAAAGACACTTTAGCGAGGTTTTCTATAGTTGAAAACAATAGGTCTTTTTTATCGATACGATGAACGTCTAGAGGATCCAGCATAACATTGACTAATTCGATATTATTTTCTTTGCATATCTTATTGACATGAGTTATCACACTATTTGATATGAATCTAAGTAACCGACTGTTAAATAAAAATTTAGAGGCTTCAGTCATCAATTTAAATGTTTCTAACTCATATTTTTCTAAGTTAAAATTTGAAATCCTATCGCCATGCGCATATAACCAATGCATACAACCTAACTCTTCAGGTAGTATAGGATAACGATCAGGATAAGTGTAAACGAATACAATGTGACTATAATTTTTATAGTGTGCTAAGAATTGCTCGTAGCTCCAAAAAATACTAGTGCCCCCGTTAGCATTGAAATCGGCGGAGATGTTCATCATTTTAGCTAGTTTAGTAGGCCAATCAAAATCAGTACTCCAACCACACTTATGATTCCCGCCTACGTGTGCAAAACTATCTCCGAAAATTCCTAACTTCATTCGAAAATGTGATGATTGTTTTCGCCGTAAATCTTTATATATTTTCCAGCTAACATATCAGCCATAGATTCTATAGCACTGCCGGGATAACTGTCGTGCTGATCTACCATGTCTAATTCACCTTGACGTACATGTACTAGTTCATGGAACACTGTGCGCAATATGTCTACTAAGTTTCGATTTCTAGCATATACCCAGACTTTATCATCACCTATGACATGACCGCCTGTGTGATGATTAGTCTGCGCTTCCTCAGTATCCATGCTTAATTCTATCTCAGGAGGATTCTTTATATTGAGTTTCTCGCAGGCCCACTTAGCGAATTTGTCAACTTCGCTAGGTATGTCAACCCTCGATCTCATGAAATCTTCTGTGCGCATCTATGTATTTATGCTTTGAAACCTTTGCGTTTCATTCTATCATAGATGATATTTGCTAAATCGACATGCCCCTGGACGCTAGGGTGCCCGTCCTGTTCCGATATTCTTTCGTAAAACCAAAAGTCATTCGAATGTCTAAATTCATTTGAGTCATGGACTTCATCTAAAACCTTGAATTGGTTGAATATAGTGTTCCTATGCTCTTGAGGCCATTGATGCCAGATATGACTGTTATTCCAGATGTAGTAATCTTTAATTTTAAACGCATCGAACATACCCTTTAATGCATATATGTATGATATGTTTCGATAAAAATGTTCTAAGGGATGTGTATTTTTTAATATGTTGTTGGTCTTTTTCTTCAACTCGGTGAAATCAGGTTCTTTTCTAGGGAAATGATTAGATT